TCTGAGTAACTTGCATCACCTGTCCTAGCGATAGTTCCTATCCACAAACTTTGAGGATCACTTGACTCTACAAAGTTGGCAATAAAAAACTGTTTGACTTCTTCATCGGGGTACTTCCTTGATGTCTTCTCGAAAAAATATCTATCCTTCCTCTTATAAAATGAATCTAAACTTGCATTAGTTTTACCACCATACTGAAAGTAATCATACTTCTTTCTAGTGAAGTGACTCTTCATTGCCAGATATATTTTGTAAGTGTCAAAGGGTGTCATTGATAATCTCGACTTCAGCATCTGTCAACTCAGGATAAATTGGTAACGATACAACTGTCTTTGATAACTTGATTGCATTTTCTGTAGGTGCAAGTGTGTATGGATAGTTGATTCTAGTAGGATAACATACTTTCTCTCTAAAGTCATCCCTATCATCGAGTTGGATAACAAATTTCTGTACAGCATGTGTGTCCAAGTCCTTGATCAACACCTTGTACTTACAATCCTTCATCCAATACCTAGCAATATCCTTTCTTCTTCTATCCCACTCCTCCAAGTGCTTGAACTTGACCATCATACATGCACAATCTACCTCACTCATCTTTGAGTTGGTTGCTACCTCAGTATACTTTGGGTGATGATGATGTCTAAAGTTAGATACAAACTCATACAAATCAGGTATATTCGTGCTGATAGCACCTCCATTTCCATAATTAGGTAGGTTCTTCATTGGATCGAATGACATTGTACATATATCGCCCACTCTCTTGAAATAATTACCTGTCCAATTCTGAGCACCATCTTCACATATGATACCCTTCTGTGGTTTGAGTGCTGCACCATATAATCCTACCAATACAACGAGGTCTGTCCACTCCTCCGCTTGTGCATCCTTAATCAGACCATACTCATCTACATCCACATACTTTATCTTACAACCCACTCTTTTGAATGCATTGTCTGTAGCAATGAATGAGAATGCAGGAAGATATACTGTACCATCATAGGTTTTCTTATACCACTCTGCCACAATCTCTAGTGCTTGAGTTCCATTTGAAACTGTCAGTGTTGGTTGACCGGTTCTTTTAGTCAACTTCTCCTCAAAGTGTTTTGTATTTGGACCCAACATATGCTGACCTTTAGAGAGCACATGATCAGTTGCTTCAAGTATTTCCTCGCGAAGGAAATTATATTGCTGGCGTAAACCAGTGAATGTTATTGTAGAACTTTTTGAACCATTCATAATAAATTTGTAGACCTTCTTCTAGATTTGTTGTTGGATTGTAACCTAATTGTTCCCTTGCTTTGTCGATACACAGTGCATCTCTACTAGGGAACTTACTATCTTTATCTTGCACTATTACCTCACCGAAACCAATTATATCACTGACACAGCATGCTGCATCATAAATGGTTCTTCCCTGCCCCCTTGTTATATTATAAGTTTCATTTGGTAGACCGACATTTACAACTCTACAAATACCACTGGCAGTGTCATCTACAAAACTAAAATCAAGTTTCTCTTCTCTACCATTTACTTTGAGTGGTTCTCCTATCCTAGCATTTCGTAAGAATTTTGCAATCACTCTGTCTCCTACATCACGAGGACCATATACTGCTGATGGTCTTATGATATTATATTCCATTCCAAATCTTCTACCATAATCTTTCACCATCTTTTCACCAGTATATTTCATGATGGCATACAAACCCTTTGGATTGCAGGGGTCATCTTCTTTAGCAGGACCATTCATGTCACCATACACCATAGATGATGAGATATAAATCAGTTTTCTGTTCTTAGATATTTCTAAAATGTTTAGAAGACCTTCCATCATAGTCTTGACACCTTCTTGAGGATTAATATCAACACTCTTCTGTCTAGGGAATGATGCTAGATGTACTACCACATCAGGGTCAAACTCTACTGCTTTATATAACGCTACGAAATCACAAATATCTGTTGTCAATATGTCTGACTTGATAAACTTTTTCCTCTCCTTTACAAGACTTCCCAACTCATCTGATTGAATTGAACCATAAGTGGTATGATTATCTACTATCAATACATCATGTCCCTGTTTCTCAAGCAGATACACAACTCTATGACCTATAAATCCACATCCTCCTGTCACTAATACTCTCATAAAAACCTGTGGGGTAAAATTTTTCCGGAGTTTTTTTTCCGGTATTATTGGAACTAAAGTTCGATTTTAGTTTGGGGCACGACTTGTTTCACACCTGTCAATTGCCTGAATGCTCTGAACCATTTAGGATTAGCAGGGCACATGTTACAAATAGAATGTGAACGTTTCTGATTGTCTGCCATCTTGTAGATGTCCTTGATAGGAGCATCAGCACGAGTAGGTTTATACTTCAGATACTTCTGCCATGCAGAATCATCTACCTGCTGTGTAGATCCAAGTGTTTCTCTTAGATAAGCTATACTAGCACACTTCCAGAGATGTCCATTATATATTTGCATTTGAGGACATGTGCAGTGATTCCAACTACTTTCAACATCATTATCTTCGTAAGGATAAAACTTATTATCTTCCCATTTTAGCATATCAAACCACTTTTCATCCCAAGGTTCACTTATCTCTAGAGATGAATCTAAATCAACCTTGTCTTCTGCATACTCTATAAACTCCTTTACATTTTTATAATTCTGTCTCCCCAACTTACTTGCAGGACTGACATGCATACTCAATCTTAGTGTCGTTCCTCCTTTCATGTGATCTATAATCCAATCATGATTCTTATGAAGAAGGAGAGCATTAGAGAATAACTTGACCTTACAGTCTACTAACTCTTCGATCTTGGTAAGAATCTCTTCACATCTCGGTTCTAGTAGTGGTTCTCCACCTAATAAACTGATGTGACTCCAAATGTGTATCCTTGGTAGAATATTTTGTAGATCTTCTAGCATCTGATCTACAAGAATACCACTACCGGGGGCAAGAACACTACTATTATGATTACATCCCTTGCATGCTAAGTTACAACCATTATGAGCATGCACATTGATAGTTCTGAATGTGGGTTTGTCAGATTCAGTAAATGATCCAAAGTTTTCTTTATAAAATCTATGAAATTGTTTCATTCCAAATCCGATAGAGTTTACTATCTTTATCTAGGTCGTGGATCTCAGGTTTTTGGTGAAATAAACACACCGAATAATCTGGTTGATACTGTAGATATGGTGTCATGTTATTGTCCCAGTAGTGTGATGGTTTAGATCCCTCACGATATGAGTAGAATATTTTGGGGTGACATGTGGGAGTCATCCCATTCAAATGATACCAATGATCGGTTCCCCTGTATGTTCTCACAATATTTCTCCAATCTGATTCCCACTTCTCATATATCCATCGGATGTCTAACCATGTCATGACACTGGTATTGATTACAGATTCGTTTGGATTCATTCTAAATTTTATTCCTTTCCATGTCGCTCTAATTGCTGCCCATTCTTCCTTTGATTCAAAGATTAGTGAGAGGTCACCTTGTATGATTAGATCTAAATCAAAATAAAACTTACGTTCATACTTCAAGAGTTCATCTCTATCAAATATCTCTATCTTACTCCACGTTGGCCACCATCCCTCACTGACTCTTGGTTGCATGTCATAGGTATAGACATCAGGATTTATCCCCGTAGGATCATCAGTGAAACACAATACATCATGATCAGTTTGTTTTCTGATCGCCTTGTACAGATTATTTACATACTCATGTGAATATAACTTACCTATCTTCAGACAGATCACACAGTTCCGGGAATGTTTCCTTCCAGTTTGTTCCATTGACATAATCAATCGAGTTGAGATACTTTATTGCTTTCTCCCATCTCTCCTCCCAACCATCATAATTTTTATCTAGTTCCTGACAAATAAATTCAAGTTCTGTTCCTCGATATTTATTAGACAATCTCTTACGTATATTTGGATGCATATATCCAAGAGAAACAACTTGTGGTGTGTCCACAGGGATAAACTTGATAGTCATTCCTCTCTTAGTAAGATACTCTGATAGTAAATCAAGGTTTATGACTGACAATATTTGTATCGTGGTGTTAGCAACAATATTTACTTTAGGATGGGCAGAGATTATATCAAAATTTTCCTCCACAGTCTGCCACTTAGTAGGGAATCTTATGTACTCATCATACTTACCGACACCTTCTATAGACCACTTGATATCTACAGACTTGAACCTGTCAAAATAATCTAATATCTTACAACCTTTCCATTGAAGTCTAGTTAGGTTAGAATCATAACTCAATGTAATTTTATCAGAGTGTCCAGACTCCACCAATACATCTAAAACTTTATAGTGGGATGGTAATATCATCGGTTCACCACCAATGATAGTGATAGATTTTATTTTTGATGCTAGTTTTTTGATGTCTAACATCAACTTATCAAACACCTCCGGACTATGTGATAGTAAATCAAAACCACCATCCTTCTTTAGATATTCTGGTAGGTCATCATAAGCAAGATACTCCCCCACCTCTGGAGTGTGCTTCATCATCTTTTCAGTCTGAGTTATTCTGTAACTAGAGTTTTTGATGTTACACATATAACATGTGAGATTACATGAATTACCAAACAATCTCAGTTTGATATCAAGAACTCTTCCAAGGGGTACAGTATCAGATGGTATCCTATGAGATGGAAGTCCTGCTTTCTCATTGTATATGCATTGTTTACATACACTATTCATCGTGTCAGACATTTCTCCCTTCATCATGTCAAGTCTTAGTTGACTCATCTCAGGAGATTTCCAATAATTTAGTATTCCATCTTCAACAGAAGCAGTTGGGAAGTCACCGGGTCTATCTGATTTGTAGGGGTGATCTACATGTGCATAACAACATGGCATCATGACACCATAAGAGTCTGAAAATATATGTGTGAATGGTAATTTGCAATATACTCCCATCAAATTAACTGATTACCTACAAATAATGCATCGAGACCTATCACATCTGCATCCTCTGGTCTCCCTGCTATTGGTTTCCCACCCATATTCAAAGATGTATTGAGAAGAATAGGACAACCAGTTTTCTTTTCAAATGCACTGATCAACCTATAATATGTATGATTTGATTCGTAAGTTACAGTCTGGTGTCTGCAAGTCCCATCAACGTGAGTGATAGAGTCAAGTCCAGATTGTTTTACTCTTGAATTGTATAGCATGTATGGAGAGTCCTCGATATCAAAATATTCTGATGCTTTTTCTTTCAATACTGATGCTCCAAAGGGTCTCCACCATTCTCTTTTCTTCACACGAGAATTCAATATATCTTTTCCATTCTTGATCATGGGATTCATGAGGATACTTCTGTTCCCTAATGCTCTGGGTCCTATTTCACCGTGTCCTTGATACCACCCAACAATCATACCTTGTGCTAAAAGTTCTGCTGCTTCTTCGATAGTCTCATCAGTGACCTCTTCTGGAGCATAATCATCTTGACAGTATGGAAACTTACCCATGTCAAAGTTGTGACCTACTGCATATCTGAGTGCACCAATACTAAGACCACCATCATATACATGGGGTAGTATGTCTAAATCATATGTCTTTCTTAGTTCGGTGTTGATAACTGTGTTCAACATCACACCACCGGAGCAAGAAATCTTTTTACTTGGGTCAAACAACTTGAAATATTCTAATTGTATAAGTTCACATGCCTTATGCACAGTTGCTACGAAGTCTTGGAACTTTGAATCTTTACTATCAATACCTTTATGAATCCACTCACCACATAAGTCAAGAATATTATCAGAGTTTATCTGTCTTGCTAATTCCATGTCAGGAGTTCCATATGCCTGTAGACCCATAATCTTTCCGGGAAAATCTACCTCCATACCTTTGAAGTCCATAGCATATCCCACATAAGATAGGAACTTACCAATCGATAGATTTTTATATCTCTTCTGACCATCTGCTGATATAGTCAGACCTGTCCATCTACCACCATAACCACCTGATCCTCTACCATCAAAAACAGCATGCTGTGAAGCATATGATTGTGCAGAATGCACATGTGCTGTGTGATGATCGATACAGATCCTATCACCCTCTATAATATAATCTTCACCGTGGTATGGTTTTCTTACCCTTCTACCAAATCGTTTTTTACCTGAGTCGGTATATACAATCTTTGAATTCTTTTCATCAACACCCCACTCATCTAGTACAGATTTGAACCACTTATCATCTGCTTGATGGTGTTTGATTCCAAAGGCACGTTCACTCTTCCTATATTTGAACTCGCCATTAATTAGTGCAGCGATACTTGTGTCGTGCAGTGCATTACCTATGCCAATATAATTTTGCTCTGTCATAGTCCTCCTCCGTTAGTTCTTCTTTATCAGACATCCATTGATCTGCTAGGTATCTGTAGTGTGGTGGGTTGGAACCCATGAAGGGATGATAGCAATTATTATATAGATGCTCAATTTTATACCCTAAAAAATCGGATAATGTATCCTCACCATCCCAGAAACTCTCCATTGAAATCTCTAATACATCTGAAAATACTTGAGAATAATTTGATACTACATCTGTATGATATGATAAAACATTAAAGTTCTCATACTGTCTATGCAATCCAAAGTGTCTACCTGTAGGGTTATCAAGAACATAAAAAAACATCTGTGTTGCAGATGAAAATCCATAAGAATCTTTCTGATACCTTACATTTACCTCACTAAAAAGTCTTCTTACAGGATCCCTGTTGATAATCAATACCTTTATATCAAAATGTTCCTGTAATTTAGGTGCAATTTTTTGTAAGAACCACAGTGGTAGATTACCATTTGCTGTGGTGAAATCACAAACACTGTGATAGATATCTTTTATATCATGATAGAGTTCTGTATAATACTTGATATATTTTTCAAGAGATATAGGACGACTATAATAATAGTCAGGATCTAATTTTGTGTAGGGATTATTATACTCTACTTCAGGATGCCTTTCCCTTTTGAAACCATACTTTTTATATGTACCATTATCAAAGGGTTGGATGTTCTGATGTCTTCTAAATCTATACTTGTAATGGTATAGGTAATCTTTCAACCTATTTGATTTCTTATAGTATAGTGTAGGTAATAGTTCGTATTCTTTATCAAATCCCCCATGACAATACTTATGATTTACTGCGAGAGTATAGTACAAGGGTGTAGTGGCAGAGTAACCTGTGCCGGGACATAATAAAAACTTAGGTTTCACATTATGAATTTTGCTTTAGAAGTTCTCTTCAGATAATTTAGATTAGTAGCATTACACTTCAACTTCTCTTTCAATGGTTTCGATATGAGTTTGTTTACATTGTCAATCTCAATACTATTTTCATCACAATAGTGACAGATTGCCTCAATGTAGTTCATAGACTCATTCTCTTTGACAAGTTTTTCTATTTCCATAGCGAACTTCTCTGAACAGAGAAAATTCTT